TTGAACCCTGAATGAATCTGCATAGTCACCTCAAAAGATCGTCAATGTGCGAAAATTCTCAAAATTCCGCAACTCCACCGTATTGGCTCGTTGTGTGTGCGCTGAATAGCTTTTGGAAATGCGACTGATCGGTCAATCGGCACACCACCGCTGTCTCGAACATGGAAATGGTGAAACCACCGAAGCTCTTTCCCAATCCCTTCAGATATTCCAAGCATTCGGTCTTGATAGCCATGTCCGCTGTCCCAATGGTCAATTTGCCCATAGTGGACGCTATCACCTCGAACACCGTTGCAGGGGGCAATACGACCTCTACAATCGGGTTCTGGATGGAGTTTCCAACAAACGATGGCTTCGTATCCGAAACCAGTACGACATTGGCGGTAAACTCGAACTTGGTAGGAAGAAGATCACCGCTCGATACGGCTTTCTCGATTTCGGACATGGGCATGGAGCCATAGTCCTTGTACTTCTTTCCCTTCAGGTTGATGGTTCGTACATTCCGATTGACGGAAGCATCGGCAAGAATTTGGCGAGAAATGGGATCATCGGCAAGGCGTTCGACACCCAATAGGATGATCGTTGCCTTGTCATCGTTTCTAATCTGCCAGAACAGAGGGGCAATGTCATCGGGCATGAGTTCCGTACAGTCGATGACCTGTACTTTGGAAAAGCCAGAAACGGAATTGACGAACGGAACCCGAAGATTGTTTTCATCAATTCCAGTCACAACCAGACTGAAATTCCGACCACTTGGAAGGGTGGAAACTGCTTCGATTGCGGGTTCCAGTGCTCCACGAATGCGACCCTTGTTGTCGTTCATCCATTCGGCAATGACAGAAGTGTTCCATTTCTCTGTGGGAAGTTCCTGTTTGTCTGGACGGCCTGTGATGATCTTGATGAAGGAAACAGTACGCTTCTTCGGATTCTCCACCGACCCAAACGAATCGGGGTTGAGCTTGAGAGCATTTTCGGCAATGGGGAGAGGAATCTTCGCATACCCACTGATTTCGAGAGGGGTGTATCCAAGGCGAAGAAGATCAAGTACCACCAGTTCGGGCTTCTGCTTCTTTTCCAGAACCGTCAATGCGGTCTTCGATTTGGCTAGTGCGCTAGAACCTTCGTCAATCAGGTATTCATCACCACCATTGGTAATCACTGGAATATCGTTCTTGAGGATTTCACGGCTAGAAAGGACATCGGCTAGGACGGAAGCAATCGAACCAAGCCCCATTCCAGAAATAGCCAACCGATACGATGGACGCTTTTGATTCTTCAAGAACACATCAATGCTTGTCGGAGTAATCGCTTGACGCTTTCCAGTCCAATTGATTCGGAAACTGGTCATCATGGGGAGCATGAACACATAACGGATACCACGCCCGAAATCATTACCATGACGGTAATTGACCACGAAGTCGGAGCCACCGACACGATAGATCGGTTGATTCAGTCTCCTTGCAAGGTATCGGACGAATACTATTTCCGTCTGGGAAAAGTTCCGATTGAGCCGAATCGACTCTTCAATTACCTCACGGTGTTCTTTGATCTGCGAATACTTCATACTTCTATTTATGCACCAATATCATTGACTTGATCCAAAAGTTCGTACAACCAATATCCATAGAGGGTTTTCCTCTTATTGACGGCTTCCTGTGGTATCTCTTCTTCCGAAAATGCCATGAGTGTTCTGATCCTTCGATCAAAGCTCTTGTCACCATCAAGCTCAATGACGGAGATGTATTTGTAGAGTTCCTTCAAGAAGATCGCATTCGTGATTGGGCGATACAGGTAGGCTTCGCAAGTCAAGCTCAATGTTCCTTCGATCTGGTTCATATCGCTTCCAGTCAATTCCTGTGGAATCTCGATGGAAGGATTGTCCAGATTGACACGAACATTTCGAGCAACATCAAGGAACGGGATTTCCTTCATTCGGAGTGTCAATGAAGGATTGAAGAATGGAATGATTTGTTCGATGATCTGGATGTAATCTTCCATCGACTCTGTTCTGATCTTCAACTCATAGGTCAAGTCATACGGAGTCGGTGAATAGTCCTTGAAGTAATCGGGATCAACCGAAGAATCGACTGGATAAGGCCACGCCCGTTCTTCATTGGGAGCCATCACCCGTTGTTGGGCATAATTCATTCCAGTGAACACAAGAGCCAATGCGGGGACTTGTTGGTAATAGCGACCCCCACCATCCGATGTATAATCTTCTTTTCTCTCGAAGTATTCTTTCGTCTTCGGAGCGACATGGAGAGGAACTGGAATCTCTTTGATTACAGTGATGAAGTCCTTTGCGAATTTGCGAACCACGATGTCGTTGAACATATCGGCAAGGCCAAGCGTGATGCTACGAAGGACATTGGGAGAATACCAAGCCTTCCCATTGTACCGATCACCGTCCTGTACACCGTCTTGTTGGGTATGTGCCATTTAGAAACCCCCGAATGGATCATTGGGTGCTTTCTCACCCGCCTTTGGTTTATACAATGGAGATGGCTTTCCTTTCCCCGTTGTCTCTGGGAATGTGTTTGGAATGATAGCCGTGCTTCCATTCATGGTATTGATGAAATCGGTATCGTCAAAGATGTCTTGTGCGCCAAGAGGTCTGATTGACGAATTGATGAGATTGTCTGGATCATTGATGTGGTCATCGGTCATCTTATTGACAACGATCTCATACACATTATCCATCTGCAAGAAGTTCATGGATGTCATACCATCATACCACGCAGTCACTTCATAATAGAAGTTGTTGTACATTGGCTTGATGATGTCACCAACACGGGGAGAATAGATCGCCTGTTCTGGTAAAACATCTAGCTTCCCTCGTTCCGAAAAATGCTTGATGCTTGCAATCATTGAGAAGTTGTCAAGTCCTTCGATACCAAACGAACTCCAACGATCATCTTCAGCGGGAAGATCGAAATAAACCATCACAAGAAATTTTCGGATAACCCTTCGATTTCGGTCATCACCAAAAAGAGTGTCATACGAAGGATCGTTTGAAATGAGGATGTATTCACAGAGAACCCCATGATGGTTAATCATTTCGGCTCCCATATCCGCAATCAATTTTCGTTCATTGTCATACTTGGGAGCATGACGCTTGAACCAAGGCTTCGGAAGTCTGGATAGATGGTCAAAGTTTCCCATATTGCCACCTCTTGATTTCGCTTCTCCATTCTTGATACGCAATGAACACGCAGACCCCTATCAACTTGATTGGGAACCACACGAACACCCGAAATAGAGAAAACAGAGAATTCATAATTTACCCGATATAGAAGCCAAGCGCATTGCCTTCAGATTCGTCATCCATGCGTTCGATGATTTCCCGCTCTTCTTCCTTTCCTTCGCTCTTCAGGGATTCGCCTTCAATCGAACCGCCACCCGGCAACTGAATGGAATACTTGCCACGAATCATGCCCCACAATTGCTTGCACTTGGCAATGATGAGCTTCTTGACATCGGTATGATCCACGCAATTGGATAGGGCTTCTTTCTTCCACACAAGCATGATACCGACCACATCGGTTGTCGGAGTAGGATCGACCGTCAATTCCCTTCGCAAGTGGTGGAAATTGACAGAATAGGTCTTGTTGAAGTAGTGCTTGTACAATTCAAGGTACTTGGTTGCAATGTCATATCCCGCCAAGTCCATACCCACCGATTGACCCGCCAACTGTTTCGTCAATGAAGGAAGGATGCCAGTCTCCATGAGAATCTGGTGTTCTGCTGTGAAAAGTTGGTTCACATCGCCATTGTAGGATGCAAAATACTTGGTGATTTCTGCAATGTTGTCTGGCATTGGGTACACCCGTTGTCCCGCCTTCATGGTGAAGACGATTGATTCCTCATAGACACCTTCGCCCATGTTGTAGCGTTGGAAAATCTGGACGGCATCGAGAACACATTGCTTGATCTGGTCATCGGTCAATTCCACATTGACGATTGGTTCGCCAAGCATAGTCCGTGCATAATTGATAGCATCGGACATAGAAGCCAAACGGGATACTACGGGCATAGATGCTCCTTAAAGAAGGTCTGCGATTGAAGGGGTATCAATCTTATGGTCGATACCTTTGCGATTGACAACGACTTCACCACCGAAAAGATCATTGGTCACGGAAGACTTGATGAGGCGTTCAAGAACCTTGATGTCCAGTTCAACGGCAACGATAGCACCGAATACACAATCAACATCGAAAGACCCGTCTTTGAAAAGAACATCGGCTCGTTGAAATAGATTGGAGATTCGCACATTGGTACAGAACTTCACGAAGTCAATGTTGGCATCGGAAGCAGACTTCATAATCTTTTCCATGAGTGGCTTCATGTAGCCAACCCATTCAACCAACTTGTCCACAAGCATGGAGCCTTGGTCAAAGGTAATCTGCTTCGATTCGGTTGCCTTGGAAATGAAGAACTCCAAGCATTCGGAGACATAGTTGGGGAACTCTTGGGAGAACCGTCTGAAGTTTCCGAACTTGGCAATCGAAAATGGATTGAGGTATCCATCGCCATTCTCAATTGGGGTCATGTGCTTGTCGGGGGAAGCATCATCGGGATCGGTTGTTCTGGTGAGCAACGAAATGAGTTGCTTCATTTCCGATTGACGGTTCTTGCTGAAATCCTCAAGGACTTCTGTATAGACTTGTTCGATTGCATCGGGGGCTTTCATAATAGTACCTCTGTACTATTTATGCAAACGACAAATGGCGACACCGAAGCATCGCCATTCATTGTGAGTTATGGACACGACCCTGTTTTGGGCGGGTAGGGTCTCTATGTACCCAAAGCGCATATTCGATCCGTACTCCCGCCCATCATGGGTCGGATTTTCACAAATGGAAAATTCGGCTCAATCACCAGAAAATTCGGATGTTCATAACTCACGATTTCGATGACATTGACAAACTCATAGGTTCCGAAGTCATACGCAACGACTGGACTGTCTGTGAAGCGAACAACGGAATGAGTCAAGGATACGGGAACCAGAATGATTGACAATGCCAAGATTGACGCACGGACGAATGTTATGGGGTACAGGGATCGCTCGAACTTATCCCAAATCCACCATATCGTTCCGAACAATAGCATACCCAACACAATCATCGTCAATGCGAAGATCGGGGCTATGATGACTATTGCTACGATGTCCAGTATATCCATGCTTAAAATATGGATTCAACTCATTATCCTGTCAATGAAAAAAGGACTTGGATTTCTCCAAGCCCTTTTCGTAGTAGCCAGTCGAACGAACTGATTACAGACCGAGAGCGGCCAGACCAGTGAATTCGATGTAGCGGTAGTAGCGACCGCTACCCAAGAGGCTGTCGGTGATGGCATAGCGAGAGAGAACGCCAATGCGAGTACCGAAGTCTTCCTGTGCAACCGCAGTGTTCACCAGATTGAGCATATAGGGGTGATAGAGCACACCCGCTTCGTCAATCCCTGCGCCCTTGTAGGCGACCAGAGCGTAGTCCACGCCACCATCGAAGTATGCCCAAGGATCACGATAGACCTTGATGCGACCATCAAGAGTACCGACCTCGATCAAGCCCTTCTGGTCGAAGTTGAACACACCAGAAGACTTGAAGGAGCCGTTCTGGATGGTCTGAAGAGCCGTGCAAACACGGGGAGAAGCAACAAGGATGTTGCCCGAACCCTGCAAGGTTGCAGTGTGGATTTCGTTGGAGAGCGAAATCAACTTGTCGGCAATGGCGGCCTTCTTGTCGTACAGGAAGGTGGAGGAAACGGTGGTAGGATCGAAGGTTTCGACCACACCATTCTGACCACCATCACCGAAGACGGCGGCGTTCTTGCACTTCCAGAGGATTTCACGGTCGATTTCCGCACCAGACTCATAGGTGAGCTTCTTGACCATTTCACGCCCGATGTCCACACCCTGCATGGTGCGGATGTCATAGAGCGACTGGACGGAGAAGGAAGCACCAAGCATACGGTCTTGGGCATCAATGCTCTTCTTGTCGAAGGACATCTTGAGCTGACGCATGGCGTAAGGGGACACGCCAGTAGTGGCATTCGGAATCGCAGTTCCGATGTCACGGGGAGCAGTACCCGCAGAAGGAGCCATGATTGCGAGCTTTTCAGCATCGGTCACGGACAGGGCTTGACCCCAACCGCCACCAACCCAACCCGCAACGGCTGTACCCGCAGTGTACACGGTGGTCGAAGCACCAGTCCAAGTCACTGCCCATTCGCCAGTGGTCATGTTGATGAGGGTCTTGGCATCGACACCATTCAGGCCAGCGGCCTTCAGGTCGGCAACCACACCCGCATTCGTGACCTTGAACACGCCATTGGAACCCGCAACACCGGGCTTACCGCTCCAACCACTGTACTGACCAACGGACTGGAAGCCCGCTTCGGTGCGAGTGCCGTCATAGAAGAAACGGAGGGCGTATGCCAGACCGACCGGGCCGTTCATGGCTTGAACACCTGCGAGATTGTAGGCGAACAGATCGGCTTGAGCACGACGAACCAGTGCCATCTCAATCGGACGGAACTTGTGTGCATCGGGGTCAAGGGTGGCGGCAGTGAACATACCCTGATTGATGGAAGCATTGCCCAAGGAAGAGCCGTCAATGCCAGAAGAGCCATTCTGTTCCTGCATCAAGAATGCAGAACCGGGTAGATTGGCAAGGTTTTCGAGAAGCTGTGCCACATTCTCTTTGCGGTCTTCTTCCATGATGGAAGAAACGGAGAGCTTCTTGGACTTGACTTCAGACCACTTCTTTGCCAGATACTTCTTGGCAATGGCCTGATGCTGAAGAGGAGCGGGGATAGATGGTTTCATCTTTATACCTCGAAATGGATTGGTTGATACCCTGTGGTTCCCTTATGGGAGCAAGTCATCAATTGCGTCAAAGACCGAAGGAGCCTGTACGGACTCTTCCAACACGGGAGTCCGTGCCGTTGCCGTAGGGTTCTTGACCTCTTCTTCAATCAACTTCTTGCCACCGCTCAAATTCATGTTTGGAGCGGAATCACCTACTAGGGTGTTATTGTTTGCAACCCGTCCCCTTCGCTCTTGCTTGCGGGACTCTTGTAAGAGTTCAATGGATTTGTCAATTTGTTCTTGTATTACTTCGTAGCTCGACTCACGGAATTGACCAAGGATTTTCTTTCGTCCATCCTCATCGAGTCCACTTGTCTTGCTCTCAAGGAGAAGTTCCCGTTGGAGAGAGTTGGCACGATTGGAAATGTTTTCCCGTGCCGTCTGCTCTTCCATCAATTTACCATTCAATTGGGAGACCATCTGCTCAAGCTCTTGGATGCGGGAAGAACCAGACTTGTCAATGACAATGTTCTGTTCCTCGATCACCGAAGCAACTGCCTTGGCGACCTTCCCATAATGTTGTGCCTTCACCGCTTCCTCAAGGATGTCGGTGGGGGTGTTGGTGTTCACGGATTCTTCCAGAACACGGTCAAGGTGGGAGACCAGTTTGGATTCCACGAGAAGCAAGGATTGTACCATCTCATCCTTCATTTGCTTCTTGGATTCCTCAAGGACGGCATTGAACTGTGTTTCCAGTTCACGGGTCTTGTCGGCTGTGAACTGTTCGGCCTTCTTCTGCAACTTGTCCTTGATGACCCGAATGGCCTCAAGTTTCTGTTCCTCAATGACCGCAACCCGCTCATTCACCTTACGGTCAATGATCGCATTCAGGCGTGTTTTGAACGCCTTGTAGGTTCCACCATCAAGGAGGGTCTTGAGTTGTTCTAGGGTCTTGTCTGCCATTTTCTCAACCTCTTTCTTCTATTTATGCAACGAAAAACCGATATAGTGTCATTTTGTGCATAATTTTTGTTGGTTCTTTGATTTCTTGCAAATTTCGCACTTCTTGGATTACAGTTCTTTTCCGATTCGGAGCAAGAACCCCTCAAGAATGTCATCCACGGGGGTACGGAGTCCCTTGGTTGCGAGTTTCATTTCCAGTTCTTCATAGGTCATATTGGCACTTTCGGAGCTTCCAACGACATAGTTCTTGGATTCCTCGATCACCTCAATGATTGCTTGGGATGCGGATGGGTCGGTCACAATATCAGCCGCAGTCACCACCGATAGAGAACCCTTGGTGCGTCCAGTGATGGGGTCTGTGGCTCCAAGCATACGGGAAGATGTCGCCAATTGAATCTGATCTTCGACCAGAAGGGTCTCCACAAGCCGTCCAAGGGGGGTAGAAAGGAACTTGGCCTTTCCATACCACCACTTGTTCTTCTCATCCAGAACAAGGGATGTGATGCCAATACAAGCCCGTTCGGGATTGACACGGGGAGTTCCCGGGTGATTGAGTTCGCCCATTGCACCACGGGGCTTCACCCATTCGTCAATGTAGCGTTCGACCGCACGGCAAGTCTCATCGTAGGCGTAGATGCGACCATTGGAGTTCTTACGCTCCATGACGATCATAGGACACGCAATCATCTTGCGCTTGATACCATTGCCGTCAATCTGCTCTTCCAGAATTTCCTTTGCGGAAAAACGGTACGGGGACGAAATGAAATCATCGGTAAGGAGTTGTTGTGTCATAATCATAACCTCTTTTCAGCGATAAGCCTCTTCTTGACCTCATCCATGCGCCCCACTACTTTGGAACGAACAACCGCATTCAGGTCGGTACTCAATTTGGGATCACCCTCGTAGAGTCTCCGAACTAGGGATGTCCTTGGCAAACGGGCTAGGACATCGGATGGGATTGCAACTGTGCTCATCTCTATACCTCTATTTATGCAAGTTCATTTCAATGTATTCACACTCTGTCGATTGAATGTGAATTATTCTCCAAGGTCATCGCCCATATCGCCTTCATCGGGAGGCGGTTCATTGGCCTTCTGCGAACTCTTATATTTCTCGTTGAGCTTGTATTCATCATCGGTCATGCGGAACACTTCCCTCAAGATGTATTCGGGAGCAAACAGGCCATTCGGATTTTCGGGAGAAGCCATATAGTTTGCGGCATTGCCTAGCATGGTGAAACGCTGTTCCAATAGCTCGTTGCGCTTCTGCACCTCGAACACATTGTCTTCAACGAAATTGATGCCAAGGTATTGGGTAGAGTTCCAATCGGAAATCTTCGCATCCGTGATGTTCATGCGATTGAGTTGCATCCATCCATGAAGGATGATTCCATTACCCCACTTCGCCCTAGCACGATTGATGAAGCGAGACCACTTGATTTCATCACGGGGGACTTCACCGGGTTTGCTCAATGAGAATGGATCGAACTGTTCCGTGTTCCAACGGGTTTTTGGATACCGCATGGACTTGTAGAGCTTCTGCAAGAAATACTTGACATCATCCATTGTTCCGATTTCCATTGACCCGCCAAACTCTTCGACCGATGAACCTTCACCGTGGCGTTTGGGGAACCAAATGTCATCGACCACCGATTGAACATTGCGAACGGAGTCAATTTCGCCCGTGGCGGGGTTATACACCGACCGTCTGCGATACTTCTGCATCACACGGTTCATGTATTCGCCAACACGGTTAGAACTCATCTTACCGACTTCGATGTTCCACAAGCGTCTTGCGGGTGCTCTTGCCATGCGATAGACCACAAGGGCATCCTCAAGGCCACGAAGCTGATTGTACGAACGAATGGCGGTTTCCAAATAGCCAAGGACATCAATGGCATTTCGACCGAATACACCATAATTGGCGTATGCAATCTGATTGACCTCGAATGACTTGTTTCCAAGGTCTCCAACGACCTTCGAGCTATACCCGTTGCCATCGGACGCACGATTGATGTTCATGTCGTAGTTGGCCTGAAGGAATTTCAGGATTCGGGCATTCTCATAAACGGGGAAGGTGATTGCGGATGGGAGAATCTGGTAGCCAACGATGTCTTCGCCCTTGCCATCCTGAATCCACTCCACAAACTGTTCGCCCTCAATGAGCCACTTACGGAACATTTCCCAACCAGTGTGTTGGACTTTCAGAATGTGGTAGCATAGGTAATCGAAGTTGTCTTCCATCGCCTTGCGGATATTCTCTGGAACGGCCTTGTCAATCATGGGAAGAACGACCTTACCATCCACATCCTTGGCAACCGCATCATCGGCAATGGCATCAAGGACTTCACAAATTTCTGGATAGAAACTCATCTCCCGATACATGATCTTGCGGGACAACTTGTTCTGGAATGCTTCCGTGAAATTGATGGTTTCGGACATCGCACCAACTTCATTGAAGTTGCCGTATGTCGCCATGAACTCCAAGTCAATCTCGGATATAGCCGCCCGATTATCTTCCTGTTTTTCAATTTCCTTTTCCTGTACTTTATCGGGTAGGAAGTATTTTCCAAACGGGTTCATCTTCGCAAGAGAAATGATATTCATAGATTAGTCTCCATCCTTATTTATCACTTGCGCTTTGGCGGTGTTGGTTTGAATGTCTTGTATGCGCTGAAGAGGTCGGCAACCCTAGCACGGTACAATGTCTCTGGATAGAACACCATGAGTTGCTTCACATACCTCAAGGATATTCCCCGAATGTTCCGCATACGATCTACACGGTACAAGCGGACTGCAAATGAAAGTTTCTTCAGCAATGGCTTCATTCTCTGGAAATTCCAAAGAAGACGCTTTCTTGCCGTGACCGATGTTGGATTGATTCCAGACATCGAAAAAATCTTATTGAGCAATTGAAGACGAATCTGTACGGGCAACCGATGGAAATTGATTCCCCACGCATAGATGTTCCCATTCTTCCGTTCCATCCAGTAGATGAACGCAAGGGGGTGATAATCGTAGAGCCTCAATTTGCTCCATGTGTCCGTCTTCGCAAAGGCATACGCATAGGAATAGAAATAACCCGGCAGTGGCATTTTGACTTTAGGGAATCCCTGAATGACCTTGAGGTAATCCTGAAGCCCCTGCACCTTGAAACGCTTTTGGGTGGCCTCTGTCGCACCCGCACCTGTGGGAAGGCGCACCTTTCTAGGAAAAAGGGAAATGGTATCATCCAAGTCCACTAGGTCTTGTAGATACTTGTCTTGTGCTAGGGGATTCGCCACGGATCAATCCTTCGTGAATTATTGCTTCAATCGGTCGGTCAATTTCTTCGAGAGATTCTGCACCTGTGGCCTATCTTCCATTCCGCTCTTGAGAACGAACTTGTCGGAGAACTTGTCATCCTCGAACATATAGACCGCTGTGAAATCCCTCAATCTATTTATGCGGGTTCCCAATTGCTTTCTCAAATAGAGGGCAAGTTTGTCGAGAAGGGTGAACGCAAGCTCATCCTCGATTGATTCGGGGTCTCGAAGGATATTGCCCTGTTCGTCAATCAGACCACGCTTGAACGCTTCCGTTTCCTTCGGAGGTGTGAGAAGACGCTTCGCCATCAAGTATGACGCATATTCTTCCGTGGCTATCTTCTTTTGATCGCTCATCAAATACCCCCGCCTTCCTGATTGAGCCAAGGCGTTCCTTCGCCCTCTTTCTCCATCTTGATTCGATATGTCTTTCCAGTAATCAGGTTGGTGACACAAAATGCTTCCCTTCCAAGATCGAAGTAGAAGCGGTGTTCGCTCGAAAACCCGATGGAGTGATTGGTAAACATTGGCTTCAACTCATCCCAAAGAGAATTGAAATGTTCTTCCTTGGTAAAGGGGATCGAGCCATTGAACAAGAAAGACAATCGCTTGGCGACAACCGCATATTTGATAGCATCAAAGAAATTCCGACACATATACATCGCATTCTCATATGTGGCCTTGTCGCCAATATCATAGAGCGTGATGGTCTTTGTTGCGGGAATGACGAATGTACCAAAGGTTATGTCGGCATCCGTCCTATTGGTCAAGTGCATCGTCTTAATCATTATTCAGCCCTGATATTGAGTGAAATAGAGACATCGCCAATGACCGCCCAATCCGTACTTGCCAATGTGAACGATACCCCAATGTAGCCACCAACGGGCAACGAAGCACCCAACACAACATTACCACTGAAGTTGCTTGGGTTGTTGGGTTGCTGTCCTTGGTTCTGGTTGAGTGTTTCCGTTGTTGTCATGGTGACTGGAATCGTGGCAATGACGGACGCATTCGTAGCATTGGTTCTCACCAAATGGATGGTTCCCGATACCGATGTTCCCGAAGCAATAGGCCCGACACCGATTCGGTACAGTAGTAGCCGTCCAGAATATGCCACACGGTTTGCCGTGAATGGCATCATAATCGCACCACGGGCGTTCGTCATGCTTCCTTGGAACCCCGCATTTATCCATGTCGGGTAATTGGCATAATCGGGCATTTGTGGGTTGGCATCCGACCAGTTTAGCATTTGGGTAGCGGATGCGAAATTCTTGAGATATTGACGGGTCACTTCCTTGTTGTTCGATACCGTGGCGGGGTTCGATGTCTGCGAATACCGTGTTCCACGAAGATTGTTCACTTCACGAAGCACCCAATTTCCACCAGTATATTGGACGATGTACTCTCCAACAAACACGAATTCCTGAAGTGCCGAAGAGATATTACCAAGATTGAGCGAATTCGGTGTGAGTGCTCTGATAGCGACTTCATCGGAGCTATTGTTCTGTGGTTGAATCCAGACAAGTCGCTTCTTCTGACATTCGGGGTTGCTTGTCACGGGAACCGCCATCACGAATCCCTTGGAGAAGCTATTGTTGCTCATCAAGGTCTGTGTCCAGACACCACCCGTAAATTGATTGTAGTATGGTTGGTTTCCGCTTACTGCAAGCTGTTCGACCTGATCCAAGTATTCGGTTGCGGTTCCCGATCCCGTCAATCGCAAATGGGTGTAATAGCCAGAACCAAGATTGGATGCAATGAATGTCGGTAGGTCTTCATCCATTACCCAACCTTCGCCTATCTGTGGCCTTCGGTCGGTTGCGACATTGCTATTCAACACATAGCTGTTGGGAACCCATTGCAGTCCTTCATCGACATAGGTTCCGAAGTTCTTGTGAAGGGACGCATGAACACGCTGATCCATGAAGCTATGCACTTCACGAAGACAGAAATTGAAGCCATCACGGAAGGCGAGTGCGATTGAAATATCTTCGTCTTTCCAACGGGTAGTGCTCCACTTGATCGTAGATGTCTCAACCTCGTAGAAAAGGAAGTACGGTATTCCCGTTGGGTCTGGGTGTGCGGGGCTTGTGTATCCACTCACCAGTTCGGGTATCTGTACGCCCTGCTTCAAGCACACGAAGGTTCCCGTCAATGTGACGGTCTTGTTGGTGGGATTGTATGAAACATCAATCAGTTTCGGATTGGTGAATCCAGACGGTTCCCCAACGATTGCGTAAGGATACGCTGTACCCCCGCCACCACCAGAACCACCCATCTCGATCCAGATAGCACCGCCAACGGCATTATCCACACAAATGTATGCCTTGTTCCCCGTTGTGTCGATCCACATTGACGCAACGGAGTATCCTTGGGAAGAGTCGTTCGATACGGTCGGAGCAACGGACGCATTCAGGTTGTGCTTTGCGTCAATTAGCTTCACATACTTGTTGGCCTTCTTCAAGAACAGTTCGGAATAGCTATCCGATCCAACGGTATAGGTACGAACGACCAGATCGCCTTCATCGGAGAAAGACGCTTCGATGTCGTTTCCAGTATAGCCAAGCCACGATACATCATTGAGAGAAATACCGTTCTTGGTACGAAATGCTTTGCTTCTATCCATTTTGATCCCTTTGGTTCAATGTCCCACAAAGGGGTCTGGTTAAGCAACCAGACCAGTTCTGCGAACGATCTTCACATTGAATCCACCCGTGACGCTTGCCTGTACCTTGAGGGTAGTGGCATTGAGGGTGGACGAATCAACGGAGAAGACCACATTGCCGATGGTTGTTCCGATGGTCAAGATCGCATATTCCGTGAAATCCGATCCACCAGTGGAAGCCATGCCACGAATCTTGCAAGAGTATCGGTTGGCGGGGGTAGTGGATTGGATGATGGTCACATCCCATTCCACGAATCGGATGTCCCCACTCAAGTCCAAGGTATCGACCACATATTCCGTATCGGTCGGAACATTCGAGACGGCAATCTTCTTCAAGGCTTGGGTCAAGATGGTGTCAATCGCATTGAGGTTCGGATTGACGGCCTGATTGGAAACATAATCACCTTGACCACCCGCCAATCCACCGATCTCGTTGGCGACCTTCTGGATAGCCGTTTTAGCCGTTTCAGAGGCATTGGCAAGGATTCGGGTAGCACCAGTGCCAGTCCATGTTCCAAGGTTCGTATGGCCTTGGGAAACGCCCATAGTGGATGTGAGGGCATCGACATTGCCGTCAATGTTGGAAATCGCCTTCTGGACGGAATCACTTGGGGAAGGATCGCCCGAAGATACGGTATATGCGCCCGTGAGATTGATTGTGTCGGCGGCTTCAAAGTCGAATGACGCTTGACGAATCATTGCGCTTCCATTGAAGGTGTATGCGCTTGCCTTCTCATTGACCGCTGAAGTCTGCAATAGGTCATTATCGACAAAGAAGGTATCACCCGCTGTCAATGCAGTACCCGCACTCCAAACACCCGCACTTGCGATATAGAGCTTGTTGTCGGCTGTGGAGACCACCCGATCACCCGCCACGGGGAAGGTGTACGGAACTTGGTCATCGGTGAATTGAGCAAGACCAGAACGACCAGAGAGGTTTTCCGAAGTGATGAACTTCATCGGAGTAATCCATTTCTGTCCAGTCTGAATGGATGCGATTGCATCGGAATTGGTCTTCACCTGTCCGTCAATTGCCGAAATGTTCTGATTGACGGTCTGGTTGTTCTTGGCATAATTGGTATTCGTCAAATCCGATCCAATGGCACTGTCCAATTTGTCGATGTTGGTCTGTACAGGGTCGGTTGCAACGATTGGACTGGTAGTGCGGGACACGGGGGTCGGATTGGCTCCAATCTTCGTGTCAATCTTGGTCAATGCGGACACAAGGGTATCGTTGTTCGCAACAACGCTAGGGGTTCCGTATTGGGGAAGGACGGAGCCACTGGTCTTGCCCATGTAGGCATTCTGGAATGGGTCTTCGGACGATAGATCGCTTGCCACAAGCTCCCAATTCGTATCGCTTGCACCAATCTTCTGCCAAAGTTCGGCACTGGAACCAGTGGAACGAAGATACAGTGAAGAAAGAGGGGCTACGACACCCGCACCCGTATTGGGGGCATCGGTTCCGTGTAAAAGGCTTGCCCGTCCATTGATACTGAATCCGTCTTTGGTTTTGAACAGTGACATATTAACTCCTTATGCGTGAATAACCCGCAGTACAATGATATTTAGTGTTTCACCAGATTGGTTATTCACCGTCAAATTGATACTGCCAGAAACAAGGTTCACGGAGAACTCAAGGTCAATATCATCGCCAAGGATAAAGGACTCACACGCATCAATTTGGGTGGGCTTCACATTGACCAGAATTTCGGATGTCCTTGTATCCGAAACTCCTTGTGCCGAAATAGTCCACTTGATCGCACGGGCATCTTCCACTGGAATCGAATCGCAAACAATGACTTCTGTATCATCGACTTCGCTTTGTATCCGAACAGGGAATCCGATCATTCCACCACTAGGAACAGTCGATCCACCGCTCCAATGGAACCAGTAGTCGGGGGTTGCGACCACTTCAACGATTTCACCGACACCGATACGCACCGATTGTTCGTGTGTGTGGAATTCATCATTGGATTGGGTAATCACCGAAAATGGGTAAACACCCGCATTGCAGATCGTGTAATGCTGATTGACGAATGGTGTCCCCGATGTATCAACCTCGAATCGACTAGGAAGACGGATATAGTTTCCGTTCTCTCCCATTTCGACAAGAATCAAATCATCGTTCTCCCCAAGGTCTTGGCTGTCCATGACCTTCCGTGGATTCCTCGAAGAATACACCGACACCAGAAGATCACGGAGAAGTTTCGGAGTAATCCGATTGACTCCATTCTCATCGAAATCGGTTTTAAGCGTGTGTAGGTCTTTCTTTGCATTGGGTAGCATTAGAATCCTCCGAATGGATCGTTCGGGGCTTTCTCCGAAGTCCTTGGGGTATAGAAGGGGTTTGGCTTGCCCTTGCCCGTTGTAGCGGGGAATGTGTCGGGTACGACTTCGGTACTTGCCTTCGCAATTTCGGGCAAATTCCTATCGTCATACAATTCGGGTTCGTCAATTATGCGTTCAAGCTCTGGGTCAATGTAGTTGGTCGGCTGTGTTCCTGTCGTATTCTTGTTGATGTGCTCATTGACATAGAGCTTTGTCGTTTCGATGATCCAACAATGTTTCTTCTGAAGGAACATCTCTTCTTCTTCACGAACCCGTTTCACTTCATAGACCGATTTCTGGTCATACTCAAGAACGAAAATATCACCTACTTTTGGAATGTGAGATTTGAGCGGGGTTCCCAATTCAAAAGCATCGGAGAATTCGGTATTGGCAACGCCACCAGTTCGCACACCAGTTCCACTCTGCTCCATAGCAGGGATATGGTTTCGTGTCCAGTCGGTCGGATACATTGCATTGTCGGAACTACCATTCGGATAATCCGATGGCATACCACATTGAGAAGCAAATTTGAAGTGCTCTTTGTTGATATAGAAAATCAGATCATTGACACCTTCAGCACCGAAGATAGTCCAGATACGGTTATTGTCGGGAGTCTCTGGGATATACATTTGGACGGGGAAAGAGCGTTCCACCCGCTTGTCGTTGTCTTCTCCGAAAAGAGGATCATACGAAGTATCGAAGGTCACGATATGCCATGTAGCAGGCATTCCGTTCATATTGAACGCTTCCATTTGCCACATTGAATACAGTTCACGCTCATTGTCGTATTTGGTCTGGTGCTTCGCAAGATCGCCAAATTCAGCACCCGTGTAAGCGGGGTACTTGCTGTCGATGTTATACAAGAAATCATCCAACGGATATTCAATATCAATCACGATTCCAGATTGACAATCGAATATGCCAGTGCGGAAGGCATGATAGCCTACCTCGTATTGGATGAATTCGGGGGAATGACTCATACTTCCCTTACCCGCAATGTGATTAGATCGCACGGATACATGAGACGGAACGCACCGTCCTTTGAATGGCGAATATCACCGAACTCGATATAGAAGAGAAGTTCACCCGAT